TCGTTAGGGGTAGGAAGTAATGGGGTCATGCGCGTCCTTTACGTGCTCTGTTTTTTGATGCTGCTTCGAGGAATGTCTTTCCATTTTTCTTGTGGGATACATCCTTGCCATCACCGTTACCGTAGGTATTACGTTTACGGTTTTCTTTATTTAATGCAGATCGTTTAGCGATCTGTAATTTAGAGCCATCATATTTCTTTTGATAAGATTTATAATTACCATTAGCATATTTAGCTCCGCTATGACTAGACTTTCGAGCCATAAAGTCTCCGTTGTACAAGTTCAGGGTCAACAGTTGGCATAATACTAACTAGCTTATCTAATGGGCTACCTTCAAAGGCGACGCCACTGATATCATTCTTTGATAGCCAATCACAAGCTGCTTTTAGATCTTGTGTGGAAGCCTCACCCGATTTAATACGGGCAAGGAATTCCTTTGTGACAAGATTATGCAACTCATTGAACTGGTCTTCAGTTGCTTTTTTGTTTGTCATTTTGCTTTAGGTTTAGCCTTTGTTTTAGGTTTAGCAGTCTCTACTAATTCCAAACGGATAAAGTTGTCTGTAGATTGCCTACGCAAAGCTTTCTCTCCGTCTTCTTGAGTGCTAAATTCTTGCAGTACTTTACCGCGTGTTACGTCAACTAATTTGTATGTCATTTAATTATTCCTAAGTACAATTTGATCTAATTTGTTTTCGATACGTACCATATGATCTTCCATACGTTGGACCATTACTGATAGGTCAGCTTTAGATACGTAGTCTTGCGCTACGTTTAATTCAATAGCGTCGATACGTCTGTCAAGGCCACTAATACGGTCATGCACGTTGTTTATTCGGTTATGTAGTCTGTTATTTAAAGCTGCTCCGCCGCCTATCACAGCGATTAGAGCAGTGATAGCTGCTTCCATTATTTAAGAGAGACAATAGGTACAACGTCATGACACAGCACTTCTACGCGACTGCCAGGACGAAAGGTAAAACCAGCTTTCATGATTTCTGTACATTTAAGAGCACGTACTAGCTCGTAATCCAACCTCATCTTTTGTTCGTGTCTACGTGCTATTTGTTTGCAAGTTTCAACCATGCCACCGTCTAACGGTACAGAAAAGCCAACTTGTACACCAAAGTTTTGAGTACGTTGATACGATTCTGTGTGTACATCACTACCCATATAAAAGGGTTGAAATGTCATTGTTGTTCCATTACAGGAATTACTACTGGCAAAGTATTGCCTGGAAGGTGCTCCATTGTTCTGGAACTGCACGGCTTGATTGGTCACATTTCCCGTTGCAGCGGCTACAGGGCTTGACGTATTAGATACTTTTGGATCTTCTGCGTAAGCTGGACTTACTGCGAGAAGACTGACAAGGATGTAGTAGTAGAAGTTTGTTCGATGATTTCGGAAATATCGATTGTCTCGACTACTCCTGCTGCTCTGTCTACGATCTCCAGTTGAAACGGATCTCCAGCAGAGGTTACTGAAAATGTGGTTGTTGAATCTTCGATTGAACCACTGGGTGTAACGTTGGTTCCAGACCATGCTTTGTAATCTCCCCCGTACACTTCTGTTGCGATGGTACGGTCAATATCAATAGTTGTAGTAGTAGTAGATTGCATACTACCTTGTGTAAAATTTGGTGTTACTGATTGAGCCGAGACTGGTGCAGCCAACAGCAACAATAGAAATAGTTTTTTCATTTGTTCTTTTCTCTTGAGATTGAAAATGTTGCTAAAGTTCCACTTAATATTGAGGCTACATAAGTCGGATCCATCTTTTCCATCCAGCCAGCATAACTAGCAGTTAAGAGTCCGGCGGACCAGACAAGGACGACGAATTTGATGATCCCCCCTTTTTTGTCATCTTGTTCCATGCTTGTTTAAGTATAGGTTTAAATAAACTAACTAAATGTTTAAACAAAGAAGTAGCAATTAGAGTTGCTCCTACTGAAACAACTGCAGTGGAAGCAGCTGTAACTACAATTTCAGTACTAGGTACCGGTATTTCAATATCAGTACCGGGTATACCTAATGTTTGTACTTCTGGTGGTTTGATTGGTGGTGGAATAAATGCTGGTGGTTGGACTACAGGTATCTGTGGTTTAGGTTCAGCTTTAGGTGGCTCATCTTTAACGTCAGGCTTGATACCTGGAGGTGGCCTAAGGTCGCTAGGAGGCACCACTAAGGGCTTGTAATAAGGTATATCAGCCCTTGGGACTTCTAGTATAGGTGCAGGTAATTGAAGCGGTTCAGGGAGCGTTATAGAGGGGAACAGTGGTGGCTCACCTAAGTCCATTATTTAGACGGGAATAAACCGTTCTTAATAAATTCAACTGCTTTATCATCGATATCATTATCAGTTGATTGCACCAGTTTGGTAAGCATATCAATGATAAGCAATTTTACTTTATCTGAATTAAGGAATGAAAACAAAAGTGGACGGATAAGGGTAATCATAATTAATTAAGCAATTTTAGCTTTGCCTGCAGTTACTGCAGAGTTAAATGGAGCCAAGTCTTCTGAAGTCCAGTAATCTTTAGCAACCATGATTTCTAGGTGCTCTACATTACGACTAACAGTAGCTTTCTGTTCATCAGTAAGAGTTGTAATAGCAACCAATTCGTTGATAAGAGTAACGCTGTCGCCTGTTGCACTGTAGTGCTGTGCAATTTCTGTAGCTGTAAGAGTTTCAGACATTTGATTTAAGAGTTTCGATTTCAGATTTAAGATCTTTAATTGCTTGTACAAGAACAGGAATGAGCTGACCGTAGGCAGCTTCAAGACGATCTGGATTTTCATCCATAACCATCTTCAGGTAATCAGCATTACATGTTGACTGGGCGGATTGCAGGTCTTGAGCAATAAAACCAGCTTCGTAGGAACCATCTTTACCGTTACCATCACGGGTATCCCATTTAAATTTAACGGGACGTAGAGTATCAATAAAGTCAAGACCAAGTGGTAGGTCTTCTACCTCCGTTTTGTCACGACCATCAGATAGGCTGCTAATTGTTTGAGTATTACAGCGTAGAGTTGCGGCACTACTGTTACCCAAGGTAATTTCGTTAGTTGCTGTTGCTGAGCTTGCGTCAGCGTCATAGCCAATACAGGTAAGATTAGCACCTGTTGTTATACTATTACCGGCTTGGTATTCGAAAGCCGTGTTATTAGAAGCAGTAGTGTTGGAAAAGAGAGCTTGGGATCCGAAAGCTGTGTTGTATGAACCAGTGGTATTGCTTTTTAAAGTTTGATATCCAGTAGCCGTATTGTAAACAGAAGTAGTGTTGGCTTTAAGAGCTTCATTTCCAGTAGCCGTGTTTGCTCCACCAGTAGTATTTGCAGTAAGAGCGTGATACCCGGTAGCTACGTTAAGGTTGCCGGTACTGTTATTTTTAAGAGCTTCGTATCCAACAGCTGTGCACGCAGGGCCAGAGGTATTGCTATAAAGAGCACGATATCCGACAGCTATCATGCCATTAGTAGTGCTAGATTTAAGGACGTCTTCACCAATGGCTACGTTACGAATACCATTGGTGCTATATAGAGTGTCATATCCAATGGCTATATTTCCTCCGCCAGTAGTATTAGAACGGAGAGCATTCGTTCCAATTGCTACATTTTTAACGCCTGTAGTATTGCTATACATAGCATCCCAACCGTAAGCCTGGTTGTTACCAGAAGTGGTGTTGGAATAGAGAGCTTGATATCCGGTAGCTACATTGCCACCGCCAGTAGTGGCTGAATATAGAGCCCGATATCCGACAGCTGTGTTATAAACAGCAGTGGTGTTTGAATAGAGAGCTTGATACCCACTAGCTACGTTGCTGCTACCTGTAGTATTAGCAGTAAGAGCTTCTACACCTAAGCCGACATTAAAATTTCCAGATGTTTCTGAATCAAGTGCATTCGTACCAATACCAAGACTATTAGCACCAGTGGCATTATTAGAAAGCCCACCAGAAGCTACCCAATCATAATCACTACCATTCCAACTAAGTACTTCACCAGTAGCTGCAGTAGATCTGTTTAGATGGGTATCAACATCACTATCTGCATAACCAGATGCTGCTGCTGTAATCCAGTCGTAATCGGATCCATTCCAGCTAAGAAGTTCACCACTACTTGCAGTAGATTGATTTAAATGTGCATCTACATTGCTATTTGCATAAGCAGTAGCACCAGTTGCAATACCATCTAGTTTCGTACCATCAGTTGCTACATCACGTCCATCAACAGTACCAGTAACAGTAATACTACCGTTTACTGCTAATGTTTCAGCAATTTGATCAACTGTTAGTACACTACCAGCTTTAAATTTACCAATATGATCAGTACTTGATTGCCAAACCTTACCACCACTAAATTCTTTTACTTGATTTGCTTCAATAGCTACACCACCATTATCAGGGTGATCGCTATAATCAGTACCTACACCAACATATTCAAATGTATGACCACCAGTACTAATATAAGAACGTAAAGCAAAAGTAACTGCAGTGTTAGAAATTGTTTGTGACAATGCTGGTGTAATAGTTACATCCCAGCCAGAACCATTAGCAACACTACTAACTACACCATAATCATTACCGTCAACGGTAAGCATCATGTGATCAAGTGGACGGCTTACAGTGCCGTGGAAACTACCTGCACTTGTAATAGCTCCAATAGTTACTGTAGTAGCACCAGAACTGGTCT